GTAGCAATCAATTCTTTTTCCGAGCATATCCAACTGATCCATTTTTAGTTGAAGATAATATCACATCTTCATCTATTTATGAGAATATGACAGAGGTGTTTGATAACAGCAATGACTTTAATCAAGTAACAGGTATTTATACAGCATCAGCAGCAGGTACGTTTACTTTTCATATTCATCAATACTTTCAAACACCCGGAGGTGCACTTGGAACAAATTACGTTGTGATTGCATTACGGACATATAAAAATGGCGTTTTCTACAATTTGCGTGAAACCTATTTTTATCTGAATCAATTTGTTGGTACAACTGGTTTACTAGATACAACGTTTAATATTGATTTACAGATAGGAGATGAAATAAATTTTCACATTGTAAGATATCAATCGACAAGTGAACCCTATGTGATGTCTAACGGAAATTTAACTTGGTCACCTGTAGATTTATTTGAAAACGGTGAAATTGAGTTGTATGGTTTAGCAGGCGATGGTACATCAAACACATCTTATATTGAAATCAATTCAGCAACGATTACTATAGGTCAAACTATTGACTACAGATTGAATGCTCCTGATATGCGACAGATTGATTTCGTCAATGATGTAGTTAAGATGCATAACTGTGCAATAGTTCCTAGTCGCATAGTACCTAATCGCATTGCAATCGTGCCGCAAAATAATTATTTAGGCACAGGTGACGTAGTAGACTGGACAAGCAAACTTGATGTATCAAAAGATGTTGTCATAGGAAGCACAGTAGACATTCAAAAGGCAACATTTCAATTTACCTATACTGCAGGTGAAGACGCATATAGCAAACTTTATCGTGATGCTGGTCGCGTTTATGGTGACTTTAAACAGGAAGGCTATACTATTAACCCATCAACTTCACCTAGCGATTTTGCAATAGGTGAACAAAAGATTACACTAGTAACACGCAGCACACCTGCAGCATTTATACCCGGAACAGGTACGCCTATTCCATGTTTTTATAATGAAGATTTAGAGTTTGTTGCACCAGGTCCACGCGCGTTATTTTACGCGGGATCAATGAACATCAATTTATTTAATGATGCAACTAGCAGCGCATCGCCCGCAACAGTGATACCCATACTTAATCACTATAGCGATGCATATCCAACAGTAACTGATTATGATTTGAACTGGGCTCCCGAAACTCCACCACACTTTGCAACTGTCAATTCTAATCCATACAACAATCTATTTAATAGCTATTGGCGCAATTACATGAATGAACTTTATTCTCCTGAAGGCAGAATAATGGAAGCGTTCTTTGCACTTGATTTAAAAGATATTCTTACGTTCAGCTTTGCGGATAAGATTTGGATTCAAGATAGTTATTGGCGCATTCTTGAAATCAGCGACTACAAAGTAGGTTTGCAGGAAAGCACAAAGGTTAAGCTTATCAAGTTCTTAGATCAAATCAGCGATTGTGCTTCAACTCCTGTTGGCGTTACTACGAATGGCGAAGTAGAGTTTGAAAGTGATGGCACGCCTGTAGAAGCTACTGAAGATTGTTGTTCACGTTACGGGTATTTTTGGGATGAAGTTAATGGTGTGTGTTGGGCATTTAATAATGGTGGTCAATTTAGAAACTCAATTGTTGCATCAACAACAACACTGATTAATTCACCTACCCTAGCTTTTGCTACTACGCCAAGTTCGGTAGTTGAGGGTGATAAAGTATCAATAGGCAATGGCAATGGAAATACTTTAGCAGTTGGTCAAGATTTATCACTGACAAAATTTGTAAATGGTAGCAATCTGCTAGGCAAAAATGTAACAACGAATCTACCCGGCTTACACGTGGGTGGTGGTTATAGAGCAGGTAATCCTACTTCACCCTACAATGGCTGGTCGCAGTTTGGATTCTTTGTACTGCAAAAACAATTTTCACCAGCTGCATCAGGCGATGTATTTGATTTAGATATCGAAGGTGTGCTAGGTGAATACATAGATATCGAAGACGATAGCGTGTGGAGCTGCTTATTGAATTTAAACATCCGCGATGGTGCAGGTGTAAGCGAAACATCGCTGCATCACTTTACAATCGAAAAGACAGGCGTGGCATCTGCAAGTGCTATCAGTACATTGAATACAATAGGGGCAATCGGCTCATACGTATTCACTGTAGGCATAGACACAACTACTAACACAGCACAGCACAGAATCAATTTGACAATTACAGGTGGAACGTATCCGGGCACGTTTGTAGCCGGTGCTACCTTGCAATACCAACAATTAAAATACGCATAATGGACTCAATCAAAAACTCAATGCGCTACATCCAGCTAGGAATCGCAGTAAATAAACAGCATAACTATTCGCTTCGCAAATGGCAGCGTGTGCTTTGGTACGTTACGCTGTACACATGGCGCATCTTGCTGGGACTAAGTGTTATTTATTTAATCTATAAACTCATCTACTAATGGCTGAACCTATTGTAAGGACATTTGAAATTGACACGTCTAAAAGTGAGCAGAACCTAAAGCAATTAGGCACTGCTTTCGATAGCGCAGATAACGCTGGTAAATCGCTCAAGGCACAGCTGCGTGAATTACAACAGCAGTTAGCTAATACTGATCCGCAAACACAGAAGTATCGTGATTTATCGAGGGCAGCGGGTGAACTAAAAGATAAGATTCAGGATGCAGCGCAGGCAGTAGGTACGCAGGCAGGTGGTGCATTTGAAAAGGTTAGTGGTTCGATTGGCCTTGTCACATCACGTTTGCTATCATTAGACTTTCAAGGTGCTGCAGAAGGTGCTAAGCTATTTGCTCAAAATGCAGCTGACTTAAAACTGAAGGATGTAAGCGAAGGGTTAAAAGGCTTAACGTCTACACTGGGTAATTTAGGTAAGGCGTTACTGACTAATCCTATCTTTTTGCTAGGCACTGTTCTAGTAGGTATCATTAGCAATTTTGAAGCGTTAAAGAATTCAGGTGGTGCATTAGGTAGCATATTTACTAGTCTATCCGATTCCGTTACATTTTTAAAGGATAGTGTATTAGCGTTATCAGATGCTATCGGTTTGACTAATACCAAAGCAGCTGAAGAAGCAGAGAAGGCTAAACAGCGAGCAAAGGATGCGTTGGATAATGTCAAAGAATACGCAAACACAGTAGGCAGTGATGTAGATAAAAAGCGTGATGAGATTATCCAAAAATCGAATGGTAATCTAAAACTAGCACGTGAGCAGTTCAAAGAATACAGCGACCAAATAAAAGAAATCAATCAGCGTTTCATTGATAACGCGAAGTTGGTAGAAGAACGTGGTGGTACATTAGATGAATATCAAAAGAATCGTTTAGACGCTGCAGTCAAAGAAAATCAAGCACTTGATAAGGCACTGCAAGACATTAGTAAAACAATTCAAGAAGCAGATTCGAAAGCTTCCGATGAACAGCAAAGGCGCGAAGATGACAGGTTACGTAAAGCAGAAGTAGCCGGGCAACGTTTATTGGAATTAAAGCGCAGAATATTTGAACTGAATGCTGCTATTACTAAGAAGATAGAACAGGATACTGCAGGTGCTGGTCCTGAAAGAACAGGCATAACTGATTTTAATGCTGAACTAGAAGCGCAGCGAAGCGCACAAGATTTCAGTATTCAGTTAATGCAGGAAGGTGTAGATAAAGAAATTGCAATGGCTGATGCTAAGTATGCAGCTTTGCGCGATGCTGCCAAAGGCAATGCTGAACAGCTCGCAATTATTGCACAGATGAACGCGGATGAAGTAGCGCAGATTGAAAAGAATGCACAAATGCAAAAGTTAGATTTTGCAAAGCAAACATTGAATGGTATTGCACAAATCACATCTGCATTTGGTAAGAACAATGAAAAGACGGCAAAGGCTGCGTTTAAAGTGCAAAAGGCTATCAGTATTGCGCAGGCTACAATTAGCACATACGAATCAGCCAACGCAATATTTGCAAGCACTGCAAAGAATCCTATTACAGTTGCCTTTCCGGGTGCTCCATTCGTAGCTGCGGGTGTTGCTGTTGCAGCTGGTTTGGCTAATGTTGCTACTATTGCATCGCAACAATTTCAAGGCAGTACATCGGGCGGTAACAATGGTGCTAATCCACCTTCATTCGGTGGAGGTGGAGGTGGTGGAACGGATTCACAACCTGCCACATTCAATCCATTTGCTGCGCAGTTTGTAGCAAATCGACCTGACCAATTTTTACCACGTGCATATGTGTTAGCTAGTGATGTATCAAGTCAGCAAGAGGTGCGCGAAAACGTTGAAGACTTAGCAAGAGTAGGATAAAATAAATATATTTAAATCATGGAAAAAAGAAAAGTAGTTAAGTGTGTAATTGACGAAGAAGGCCGTTTAGGTATTACAGCTATGGGATTAGTGGACATGCCAGCAATCGAAGAAAACTGGATTGCACTTTCCAAAGTGCAGCTTAGCGCAATAAATGATGAACGGAGAATGCTTTATGGACCTGCGCTTATACCGGATAAAGAGATACTGCGTTACGATGACAAGGGCGAACCATACTATGTGTACTTCGAAAAGGCAACAGTGCAGGCAATAGCGCATCAGTTCTTCAAAAAGAACTTACAACACACCACGAATCTGCAGCATGAGATACCTGTAACAGGTGTGACAGTTGTAGAATCGTGGTTAAAGGAAGGTAAGAATGATAAGAGCATTGAACTGGGCTTACCTGATCTACCAGATGGCACATGGTTCATCGGAACTAAAGTAGATGAAGACCACGTATGGAATGATGTGAAGGAAGGCAAGGTGAAAGGCTACAGCATCGAAGGCTTTTTTAACGAAGTAGGTGTAGCTATGAGTGGTGTAAAAAACTACGAAGCAGAATTGGTTTTGGAATTAGACCAAATACTTGCAGGTTTGAACAAATGATATATATTTGCCGAACGTTGGTTATATAAACGTCATAAGAGATTTAGGTTTTAGATTAAAAAGATAGGGGCAAACGAGCCCCTTCTTTTTTTTTACAGCATACACGCACGCGAGTATTCTGCAACAGTCATCTTGCTTGCTTTCGCGTTTTTCATTACAGCCTTGTACTGCTTTTCAGTGAGTCTTACTGAAATCTTCTTTGTCATGAATTCAGGGTTTGCTTTCATAAAATGGGTATTTATTTATACTGCTAAGATACGGCATGTGTTGGTGTGTAACAAAATCACGTTTTTGCTACTATACCCAAATATCCAAACATGTCGAATATTAAAGAACAAATCAAATCCGTATTCAATAAGTACGGCATTGATCCTTCAACAGTGGGTATCAAGTTCGAAGAAGAAACTACAGCAAGCGAAGCACCGGCAACGGAATTGAAATTTGCAGTAGAAGGCACTTTGGCTGATGGTACTAAAATCTATTCTACCGCCGATGAGTGGGTAGTAGGTGTAGACATTTACACAATGGATGCTGAAGGAAACCCAGTGCCCGTACCTGCAGGCGAATACCTGCTTGAAGACGGTGTTACCAAAGTCTACGTAGGCGAAGAAGGTACCATTACTGAAATCGAACGTGAAGAACAATCTACCGAAATGAGCAGCGAAGACTTAGTAGCTGTAATTGGTAATTTGTCGGAGCGCATTGCTGCACTAGAAGTTGAAAAGACTGAACTAGCTGCAGCAGTAGAAACTGCTAAGAAGGATGCAGAAGCATTGAAGACTGAACTAGCTTCAGTTAAGAAAGCACCTGCTGTTCCATCTGTAAAGTCACAAGAATTTAAGAAAAACGCAGCACCTGTAGTTGCATCGAATGGTAATTCATTCAGCGACTTCATGGCGGATCTGCGTGCTAAACAAGTAAATTAATCAAAGAATAAAAAAGTAAAGTAATATGGCAAATCCAGTTTTATTAAACAACTCCTACGCAGGACAGCTTGCGGGAGAAATCGTAGCAAAGGCTCTGCTATCTAACGTATCAACTCAGTACGTTACAATGAAGCCAAACGTACCATACAAATCAGTAGTACGTAAAATTGATGACACTGTAACTTTCGCTGCAGGCACATGTGATTTCACCCCAACAGGTACAATCAATTTGAGCGAGCGTGTATTGACTTTGGAAGAATTCCAAGTACAGCGCGAAATCTGTAAGAGAGAATTGTTTGCCGATTGGTCAACAGCCGATGTAATGAGCGGTCGCGTAAGCACTCAAATACAAGATGCTATTATTGAGCGTTTGGTAGGTGGTATCGCTGCAGCTAACGAAAACGTTATGTGGAATGGTGTAAACGCCACACCTGGTCAGTACGATGGATTCTTGACCTTGATTAAGGCAGGTGGTTCAGGTGCTGTATCTGCAGGTTCAGGTGCACTCACTAGCCTTAACATCATTGCTACCATTTGGGATGTAATCAACACTGCTCCTACAGCTGTTAAAGGTGCTTCTGAAAAGCCAATCCTTTACATGGGACAGGCTGCATGGGAAGCTTATATCCAAGCGCAAATTGCTGATGGCAACGGATGGTATGCAACTGCTGGTCCTGAAGTACAAAAGCGTTTTGTTGGAATGTACGAAATTGCAGTATGTCCGGGTATGGCTGCTGACAACATCGTGTTTGCACAGAAGTCAAACTTGATGCTTGGTACATGGCAAGAAAACCAAATGAACGAAGTGTTCATTTTGGACATGCAGAATCTTGATGGATCACAGAACGTGCGTTACGGTGCTCGTTTCTACTTGGGTGCACAGATTGCTGTTGCTGAAGACATCACCTACTGGGGTGCATAATCATTAACCAAAGAGGGGGTGTAACAGCCCCCTTTTAACACTTTAAAAAATAATAATATGGCTTGTGAATTAACTCAAGGATTCCCCCTGTCTTGCCTCGAAGGTATCGGTGGTGTGAAGGAAGTACTATTAGCTAACGCTATTTTACCAGATGGTTCAGAGTTTATGTCGGGTGTAACCTATGATGCATTAACTGGAAAAGTAGAAGGATTGCCGGGTACAGCATTAGCACAGGTTACAATTTATCGCTATACTCCTTTCCGTAATTCAGGTTCATACGTTGAAACTGTACAGAAGAATTTGGAAACAGGTACATTGTTTTTCTCACAGGAAGTAAGCTGGACATTTGGTAAGTTAGATCAAGATTTGCGCAATGAGTTTTTAAACATTGCTAAAGCTAGAATGATTGTGTTTGTTCGTACTAATGACGACCAAATACTTTTGATTGGTGCAACTGAAGGAGCACAGCTTACTGCAGGTAGTGTTCAATCAGGTCAGCAAAAGGCTGATTTGATGGGTTATCAAGTAACAGTTACTGCTGAAAATCTTGTGCCTGCAGTACACTTGGAATCTCCTGTTGCTGGTCAATTACCATTTTCGAATTTTACTGGTATTGAAGTAGATCCTGCTTACTAAGAATTTGTTTTCCGTTTTTGTGTTCTTGTTGTATTGAAAAAAGGGCAGGTTATTTATGACTTGCCCTTTTAATTTAAAAAGACTATGATATATTTACAAACCGATACACCTGCACAAACCGTCTATTTACAACTAGACGAAACAAGGCAGTATTTTGCCACACCATTTACCCATTACCTGTTTATTTTGACACACGAAGAAAATAGCACAACGGGAGATAAGCTTGCACAGGTAGCGCAGATAGTGAATGAGAATGTGCGAATCACAGAACTATTGGTTACAACTGATAGACTAACGCTGGCAGGTCGCTATCGTTATGACGTGTATGGTCAAAATTCAGGTGCTAATATCAACCCAAATAACCCAAGTGTAGTAGGTTTATGCAAACGTGGATATGTTGTACTAACGGCAAACACGCAATTTTTCGATGTACCTTCTATCACAATACCAAATGATATAATCTATGAACCATAACGAATCTAATATAGTTTCATTGAAGCTTAGCGAGTATGTTGCTAAGAGCGATGCAGAGAAAGTAGACCGCAAAGGGTGGGTTAATTACGGAGATCAAAACGATTTCCCACAATACTTACGTGACCTTGCTCATGAATCACCTGTGCATGGTTCATTGGTGGTAGCTATTGGTGACATGATAGCCGGGAAGGGTATCAAAAGCGAGCAGTATCAAGCCGAACTAGATGCACTTGATGTAAATGCTTTGACGTATGCATGTGCACATGACTTAAAGTTGTTTGGTGGTTTTTATATTGAAGTGATTTGGAGCAATGATAGAACGGTTATATCAAAGCTAAACGCTATACCATTTGAAGAATGTCGCATCGCAGTGAATCAAGATGACGATAGCGAAATAGGAATCTTCCACAGCTACGATTGGTCTAATACACGGAAGAAAAAGAACACGCCCGAATTCATACCCAAATACAACTATTTGACACGTGAGCAAGAGCCACGTCAAATCTATTGGTGCTTCACATACACTGGCAGCGATGTCTATCCACGCCCTGACTATTGGAGCGCGATTAACTACATCGAGTTAGATAAGCAGATTTCGATATTCCACATCAACCAAATATCAAACGGTCTTTTCCCTTCCACTATTATCAACTTCTACAACGGGCAGGCAACACCTGAACAGAAGCAGCAGATGATGATGGACTGGGAAAACAAAATGAGTGGTGCTCGCAATGCTGGTAAGGTGGTTATGTTCTTTAACGAGCGTGATCAACCTAAAACTGAAATTACACCCTTCCCGGTTAATGATGCAGATAAGCAGTACCAGTTGATGGATACTACTGCTACGCAAAAGATAATCACTGCGCATCGTGTTACTACGCCACTGCTTTTCGGTATTCGCGAAACATCAGGCTTCGGTAGCAACAAAGACGAAATGGCTACAGGCTTAGAGATATTCAACAAGCAAGTGATTGTACCCTATCAGGAAAAGATAAACACCAGCATCGAAGAACTATTAAGCAATCAGCTTCCAGGTGTAAACTTTACCATCGTGCCGAACACACCACTTGCAGTTGAGCAGGCAGAAGCAGTTGTGGATGCAACAGGTGGAACTACCGATGTAGCTGCAACAGCTTTGAATGGTGCGCAAATAGCATCACTTGTTGACATCGTAATGCAATCAGCTGCAGGTGCTGTTCCTGTGACCAGTGCAAAGGCAATCGTACAGGCAGCGTTCCCAACGTTACCACCTGCAACAGTGGATGCAATCTTTGCTGATGTTTTGCCGGGTAGTTTGCAACCGCAAGAAGTCATCATGAGTGACGAAAAAAAAAAAGTAGATGCTGATTTCGATGATAACAAAGTAGCAGATGCATTAATTGCATTAGGTGAGGATCAAGATGAAGATTGGGTGTTGATTGATGAATACGATGTGGATTATGATACGGATGATGAAGATAACGAGCGTATCGAATCGCACAACTTTGCAACTAGCACAGGTACTGCACGCCCTAACGCGAAGTCTACACAGGATGAAACCATTGACGATGTAAAGTTCTATACACGCTATAAATACAACGGTGAAATACGCGACAATTCACGTGAGTTTTGCCGTAAGATGATAGCAGCTGATAAGCTTTATCGTAAAGAAGACATCATGCAAATGGGTAAGCAAATAGTTAATGAAGGATGGGGACCACGAGGTGCTGATACCTACTCGATCTGGCTCTACAAAGGCGGTGGGGCATGTGGCCACACATGGCGCAAGATGACCTTTGCAAGTGCAAAAGGTTTTGGTTTGGATTTAACTAATCCAAACATCAAAGAAGCAATGGATGCGCGAGTAAAGAAAGCTGGATACAAAGTGCGCAACAATCCGAAGGTAGCTATTGAACCACGCAATATGCCTTATGATGGTTTCTTACCTGATAATCCAAGATTCGCCAATAAATAATTACAACTATGCCTGAAGTATTACTTATATCCGAAAACTACGTCAAGAAGTACACAACTGTCAATGGCAGTTTAGACCCTAACTTGCTTTATCCATCCATTTATTTGGCACAGGACAAATGGCTGCTTCCCTTTTTGGGAACTGATTTGCTGAATAAGATTAAAGCCGATGTGGCTGCAAACACCATTAGTGGTAACTACGAAATACTCTTAGAAGATTACATCCAAAAGATGCTGCTGTGGTGGGTTATGGTGGATGTAACTCCGAACCTGTGCTATCGCATGGACAATGGCACGCTAGTCCAGCGTCAAAGTGAAGACACTGTGCCTGTATCGGATGTTGTAATGAAGGATATGATTGACAGGGCACGCCAAAATGCAGAGCATTACACCACTTTGCTAGTTGATTACCTATGTGCTAATAGCAGTTTGTTTCCTGAATACTCAACTGCGCAGTGGCCTGACCGCTCACCACGTACAGATGTCACTAACACGCTCAACTATCAGTTCAGCACAGGCAATACTGCAACAAGCTTTCGCCCTACTTACTCACGTAACATCCTTAATCGCATACCATGAGTGATAAAAAAACACTGAAGCAAGAATACACTGAACGTTTGCGCAAGTATGAGCGTGAACTTTCGCTAAAACTAAGAGCCAATGTCAGCAAAGAAGCAGACAAAACCAAAAAGTGAACAGCCTGTAAGTGTGACTTACAAGTCGATTCGCTACTACTTTCAGCTATTCGATGGGCTGTGGTCTATTCCGATAGCGTTTGCGCTGTTCATCATTGCAGGTACACTCAGTGCAGAATACTTTGGCGATGCTTTGATATCTACCGAATACGTGCAATACATCGTGCTGGCTTCACTTATCATGGTGTTTGCTAACTTCGTTACCTTCTTGGGAATTCGCTTCAATTTTAAGGCACTACAGCGTGCTGTGTACGATCGTGAAATCAACTATGAAATAAACACCTACCTTACCACATGGCAAAAAGTTGTTTTATATCTGTTGCTTTATGCATTCTATTTTGCTGCATTCCTGTTTGTTGTACGCATGCTGATGACGGCTACTGCGTAAGAGTTACGGCTTCATCATTTGTAGGCGTTAAAGAGAAAGGCGGTAATAACAAAGGTTTTAATGATGCTGCATTGCAGGTATTGATGCGGCAGGAAGGTTGGTTACCCGGTTACGCATGGTGCTCATTCTTTGTCATGGCTATGCTCAATGAGTGTGGCGTGCCTAATAACATCACAGGCTGGTCACCTACTGCCTATAACCAGCGCGATGTGATTTTTACTGATGGCAAATTCAAACAATCGTACAGCGATAAGGATGTGCTGGTAATGACGTTAAGTTATTCGGAATTCAAGCGCAAAAGATTCAAGGGTATAGGTCACACTGGCATCGTGGATAGGATAGGAAAACATTCAGTGCGCACTATTGAAGGCAACACGAACGAACAGGGCATGCGTGATTCAAGGTCGCGCGATGGAGTGTATTACAAGATACGCCCACTAACTAAAAATCTACACATTACGCGATGGGGAAAAACACAAAGCTAGTTATCGCAGTGGCTGTTGTAATTATCGCGCTAACTATCGTGTTCAGCGTGCGAACCTGCAACAAGCCCGTAACAAATCCAGCTATACAAAGGTTACAGGATATCAATGATTCACTCTATCAAATCATTGAAACTAATAACGCCAAAACCGACAGCCTATTCTTGAAGATAGACAGCTTGCAGATCCATCAGGACACCATTATTCAACGCCAACAAATCACTAACGAAATCTACCGGAATGAAACTTACAATATCCTTTCTGCTTCTCCTACTAACGCCACTAATCAGTATAGGTCAACCCTCAAAAAATCGGACAGCCTACTTAAAGCAGGATTTTACACCCGAACTTACAACCTACGATCAGCAGCTTTTCAATCTGAACTTCAATAGCATGTTGTATTGGTATAGGACTGCGTACGAAATCGACAGTTTATACCAGATGGAACGGCTAAAGGTTACATACTACGCAAAGATTACAGGCATTCAGGCGACGAGTTATGAAACGTTGGCAGAAATCTATAAGAATAAGCAAAGCATTGAAAAGGCTATAAATGCGGAGAAAGATGCGGAGATTAATAAGCTAAAGAAAAGCAATAGACGGTTAATAATTTCCAACACAGCACTAACATTAGGTATCACAGGACTAGCTTTTTCTACTATATATTTTGCAATACTATAGCTATGGAATTCGAACTACGTGATTTGATTACTTTAATTGGTGCTAGTGTATCACTTGCATCACTTTATTTCGCTTTAAAGCGCAGCGTTGATAAGGTAGCCGGGCAGATGCGCAGCATTGAAACGTTCCACAAAAGAGAAATCGAAATGATTAATGACGCGATGAAGGAGCAGAAGGCTGAATTGAATTCAAAGAATGCAAAGCTTGAAGGGAAGATTGATTCGATTCAATCGCACATAGCGCAGATCAGCACATCACTTGCTGAACTGAACGGCTATTTGAAGGCTAAATAACAACTAGTATGGATAAAATAGGTCGTGAAAAGTACCATCGTGAAATACATGATGGAACGGGATTCCTTTCTCATCGCGTTCGCGCAGTGATTGACAAGTACAATCTAGACATGACTATAGATTCATTAGAAAAAACCTATCGTAGGTGGGTAGAAAAGATGGATGCAAAGGAGAAGAATCCTGTTAGTCCGCTGCACAAGTTAGATAATCACATCTACGATTTTCAAACGATGGCAAATGAGTTAGTGCCTGAATCTGCTAACCCACTTGACCTGCCACCTTCACAAGAAGCCAACTATAAACCATTCAAGCTTCCGATAAATCACAACAACATACTACTGCTATCGGATATCCACGTGCCGTATCACAACATACAGGCACTAACGCTAGCACTTAAGTACGGACTTGACAACGATGTTAATACTATTCTGCTCAATGGTGACATAATCGACTTCTATGCTATTAGTCGTTTTGAGAAGGATCCACGTAAAAGAAACTTCGGGCATGAAGTGCTAATGACACGCCAGTTCTTAGGCACGCTACGCAAGTTGTTTCCTAATGCAGCTATATATTACAAGTGTGGTAACCATGATGTGCGCTATGACCACTACATCATGCGCAATGCACCCGACCTTTTGGGCATGGATGAATTCAACTTTGAATCATTGATGCATCTAGACAAGTACAACATCACATTTATACCGGATAAGCAAATCATTCATGCAGGAAAGCTTACGATTTTACATGGGCATGAACTAGGCGCATCTGTATTTAGTCCTGTAAACATCGCACGTGGTCTATTCTTGCGTGCAAAAGACAGTGCATTGTGCGGTCACCACCACCAAGCAAGCGAGCATACAGAACCAAACATCAATGGCAAGATTACTACGTGCTGGTCGGTAGCTTGTTTATGCGAACTGCATCCCGATTACATGCCCATCAATAAGCACCATCATGGATTTGCACACGTCAAAGTTTTAGATTCAGGCGAATTTGAAGTAAGTAACTATCGCATTGTTAATGGTAAGATTCGGTAATGAAAAAGCCCCCGACGTTTCGAGGGCTAGTTCAATCAATAACAAAAACAAATTAGCAGAGTTACACACTAATAGCGCAAAGATACGATGAAACGCAAACAACATCCAAAAGTGATACAGCGCAAGTTAGGAAGGGAAAAAGCTGATGGATTGTACTGCGATAACGTAATTGAAATAGATCCAACGTTGCCACCTATGCGCTATCTTATTGTGCTCATTCACGAATATCTGCATCACATTCAACCTGAATGGAGCGAAGAAAAGGTGGATGCTGAAGGCGAAGCACTGGGTAGGTTTCTTTGGAAACAGGGGTATAGAAAGGTTCATCAGTAACCTTCACTATACGCCCGCTGCTAAGTATTAAAAAACGCATTACCCTAAGTCTAAACCTTCCACGATTTCGCACATGTCATCGTATAGCTGCCCAACTATTTCCGCAGTCATTCCATCGTAATCATTATACTTATCTTTTCTTCGCATCATGTTCATGATTTCGCTAAGTGCATCCTTGTACCGGGCAGCGTTCAAAGTATATTCGTATTCTACCTGTTCGGCTGGTAGGTTAAATGTCAGTGTTGCTTTCATTTTTTGCTTTGTTTGGTAGTCCTGCTTTATGATCTGTATATCCTTCGTTGTAGGCATTAAGTATATTTTCCATTTCCCACGTTTGCGCCTTCATCATGAAGGCATCTAGTTCAATCCATGTTATGTTTACGGATGGACCTTGAAACCTTTT